CATCTGTCACCAGCTACTTCACCAGCCCAAGTAACATTAGATCCACTATATACAGGAATAGAAAGATTTCCAACTAATCCAGTCATATAATTAGCTCCAGCCTGAACTAAAACTAAACTATTACGCAAAGGTTCTAAAATACCTAATTTATCTTCTGCAACATTTTCCTGTCCAGCTGTTGCAACTGTAGCCTGAACAGTAGCTCTTTCTTCAATTGGCAATACAATTTGACCGCTATAGTTTTGACCTGCTTTTCTAAATTCAGAAACACCAGCGTTAATAACTTCCTGTGCTCTTTCGTCTAATTGTCTGTTGTTAGCTACATCATTAATAGCCTTTAGTAATGAAAATTTTTCCATAGTTTTAGTTTTTGTTTGTGGTTTGAAATTTCTTTTGTTTTCTTCTTCTATCTGTTTGATCTGTAATTCTATATCTGCAATCTCTTTCTTTAATGAAGTAAGTTCTGATTCTTCACCAGTATTTAACTTTCTTACTTCCTTTTCAGCAGTGTTAATTAATTCTTCTGCTTGCTTTCTTAGTTGTTCCTTTTTATCCAAAAGTTCTACTGTATTCATTATTTTAATCCTTCTCTAAGATTTTGGTAATACTCTATTAATTCTTCATCTTCTAACTTTAGAATAGCTTCTAAACCTCTTTTATCTACTGTAGTGCCTTCATAAGCTGGTTGATAAACTGGAGAAACATCAAATAATTGATCAAAAGCAGTAATAGTTCTAAGATACTTACCACCGCTTCTTTTTTCCCATTTATCATTCTTAATTTGAAAAGCAAAAGAAGAACTGGTAATATCCCGTCTTTCCAATGCTTCCAGTAATTCATCCCCTAAAGCTGTTTTAGGTGCATCAAATCTATATTTTAAACCTACATTATCAACTTCTAAAGTAAGTGATCCAGAACCGTTTTTTGATCTGGCTAATACACCTCTATCTTTACTGTGATTCAATAGGCAAAAAATATCTGATCTTTCTAATACACCATCTAAAGCAATGGGATCAATTACCTCTGTAAATCCACCTAAATCATTAGATTCAGAATTGAATACTAAAGCGTATCCTTCAACTCATCTTTCAGATGTAGGTTTAATTTCTCCGTAATTTCTAATTTCTTTCATTTTTAACTTACTGTTAATATTTTAATTCCACTCATCTTTTCATCTACAACTTTATTAATATAGCCTGCCAGATCTGGCTGTTCATTAATATCACCACTAATATTTCCTCATTCTCCCTTTTGAATAACATCAGCAGGTATAGTATTTAATTCTGTTGTGTTATTAGCGGCAATAAGATCTAATTCAATTGGATTAACATTAGTAGTTGCATTAATTAAATTAGTTTCTAAAGATTGATTATTGGTTGTAATATCTAAACTTGTATAGCTCATTGTTATATTTGATTGTTTTTTAAATAAAACTTAGTTTCACCTTCTACTACTTCATCAAAATATCCATCTTCATAATTACTGTTAATTGATTTAATATGATATTGATAGTAAATTAATCCTTCTTCTAAAGTTGCTAAATCTGTTGCACCTATAAATAAAATATCTGCTGTATCTGTTACACTTATATTAGTTAATATCCCTGTTGATTTTATCCAACTTCCAGAACAAAAAGTATTACCTGATTTAGTAAATAGTTTAATTGTGTATTCATCTAAATCTGATACTCTTAATACAGCATTTGTCTTATCTTTTATGTTGAGATTTAACTGAATATCAGAACCTTTAAATATTTTCTGTATTGCCATTTTGAGCTTCATTTAAAGGGTTACTAACTATCTTATCTAGTGTACTCATATTAACCTGAATAAAAGCATTGTCCCCGTTATTAATAGGTTCTAAATCCAAAGCTTTTCTAATCTCATTTGGGGTAATACTACCAATCTGGAATAGCTTATTATAATACTCTGCTAAACTGGCTTTATCTGCTCTAAGTAAAACAGATGTATCAAAACGAACATCAATACTTTTCTTTTCAGAAGGTTTGTATAATTTACGCTGAAACTCCAGTTCTATCTTTTCCAATAAAGGAGAAAGGGTATCTGTTAAGAAGGCTAATTGAGTTGCTTCTACTGTGCTGTAACTGGATTTTGATAAGTCAAATGCTTTAACTGGAGAAACTCCAAAGAAACGGCAAATATCAATAACATTAAATTCTCTGGTTTCTAATAGTTGTGCATCACTAGGATTAACAGTAATAGGTTGAAATTCCATATTTCCTTCTAAAACTGCAACACCGTTAGGAGTACCAGTAACAGGTGAAAAAGTAGTTTGTCAACTCTCTTTAATATCCAGTTTTTGTTTTGGAGTTAATGAGCCATCAACTTTAATAATACCTGCTAAATTTGCACCACCTCTAAAAAATCCAGCAGCGTGAGCTTCTGAATCTGTAGCCAGTCCTAAAGTAGTTTTAGCGTGAGTAAGAGTAGATATTCCAGTAATACCGTCATAACTAAAGTTTAAAATGTGAATCATATTCACAGCTTCAATCAGTTGTTTATAACCTACAACATTATACATAATCTTACCACTTAATTCGGTTATTGTAACTAAATCACTAGGTATAAGTTTTAAAGCTATTGCATCTCCTTTTCCATCTCTTTCAATTAGAGCATAACCATTACCATTTAAAAGCACACTAGTAATCAGTGTTTTCATAAAGGTAAATCTGCTCATTCTTTCATTAGGTTCTCTATTTAGTAAATAGTAAGTAGGGTGTTCTGTATATTTCTTTTTATATCCTTCAGAATCTATTTTAAAAGGTTCTAAAGGTAATTGAGCAACAGAATCACTAATAACATCAACACATCTATAAACAGCACTTAAAAGCATTGCTTTGTTATTGCTATATCCTGAAGTTGAATTATATATCAAAGAATTTAATCCAAAAGGAGTATAAGCTCTTTCTTCAGGTTCTGGTTGTGTTTTTGGTTTTGATTTAAAAAATCTGTCTAAAATTCCCATAGTTAAGGTTTATATTGTAAATATTTCGTTTGAATAATGTGGTTTGGTAAGATATATACCTAAAGCCTGTATCATAGCTATTACTCCATCAATTTTCTTTTTGTCCATCTGTTTTACTGGTTTTACATTCCCACAATAATCAGATTTAAGAACTATATTCCTAAAGCAGTTTCTGGTAATATCACTATTATCAATTACAGCTTTTTCAGATAGAATAATTCTTTCCAGCTCTTTAGTTGGTCTGTTGAAGTTCCCTAGAGATTGTGAGTATTCTTCTAATGGTAAGCCTTCTTCAGTACATTTAATAGCTCATTGAGTAGCATTAAATTTATCATAACCAATAGTCATAATATTTACTATCTCTCTGTTTTTTAGTATATCAGCAGTTATATAGTCATAATCAGTAACATTACCAGATGTAACTGTAAGTAATCCTAATCTATTCCAAAGTTTATAGGTTTCTTTATCCTGTTTTTCTTCTAAAGCGGATTCAGGTAAATAGTATTGTGTTTTAAAATAGTACTTATCATCTTTCACTATCATATAAGAAACAGCAGTTAAATCACTGGTAGCACCTAAATCTACACCTATATAGCAGTTTTCACCTTTAAAATCAGATAAATCAACTTCATTACTACACTTTACTATATATTCTTCTGGAATCCAAACAGTAGCAGAATCACACCACTGGTTTAAAGTTTTGGTTCTTACTCCAACTTCTTCAGATGGATTATTTTTTGCTTGTTGAACCTGTTCCCTGATATACTTTTTAGTAACTGTTACTCCCAGATTTGGAGCACATTTACCCCAGTTCTTTTCATCTTGTCAATCATCATCTTCATCTAAGGAATATATAGCTATAAACATAGAATCATCTTCTTTTAGGTTATTTAAAACCTCTATAGCAACTGTTCTAAGTTCATAGCAGGGTTTACTCTTATCAAATCCAGCAGTAGTAATAGTACAAAGGTGGGGGTTCTCTCTCATTCCCTGTGAAGATTTAATTACATCCCTTACTTTACTGTTGCTTGCAGCGTGATATTCATCTAACAAGCCAAAGGAAGCATTAAAACCATCTAGTTTTGAATCATCAGCAGCTAATACTTTTAGTTTAGAATGTGTGAGATTGAATGTTATATCTGCTCTGTAAGCAGTTAAGTATTTATTATCTGGATCTAAACCTTTGGAGAATTTACTACACATATCAAAGGCAATTTTTGCCTGTTCTTTACTGTTTGCTGCTAAAAGAACTTCAGCTCCATCTTCTCCATCTGCAATAAGATAGTATAAACATAAAGCAGCAGCTAAAGCCGTTTTTCCTTGCTTTCTGCTTACTTCAATGTAAGAGCTAGTAAATCTTCTGGTTCTGGTTTCTTTTCAATAAAAGCCTACAATATTAGCAATAATAAAAGCCTGTCATTCTTCTAGTATAAATGGTTTGCCAGAATGTTTACCTGTAAAGTGTTTTAAGCTCCCTATAAAGGCTATTGCTCTATCTACTATATCTTCTCTAAAGATTAAATCTTCTCTTAGTAGATCAGCTTTAAACCGTTCACAGGCTAATTTTATGGAAGTCCCTGTTATTATTTTATCATTTAAAACCTTATCTACATAAGAATAATAAGGTTTATTACTCATTATCTTATTTCTTTAGCTTGTTTTACAAATGCTTCTAAAGGACTGGCTTCAGTTTCTAGTTTATCCATCTTTGGGAGCTTTGTCCTGGCTTTTGCTGTTAGTCCAAATTCAGCCATTACTTTCATAGCCATAGTTTGAGAATCCTTTGCAACTTTAATCATAGGGTGAGCAACTAAGTTACCTTTGTTGTTCTCAATCATCATTCCATCTTTTTCTACTTGCTTAGAAGCATTAATAAACATTGAATAATTTCTAGCTAGCATATCTAATGCAGCATTATCCACGTTTTCTAATACTCCAGAATCTTCTAGTTTGCTTAGAACATCATTTATATATGTTTTAGCTTCTTTATTAATGTCTGTGGGTACTTTGTAATTTATCATATAGTTTGTATTTTTAATATTCATCCCTCTATAATTAGATGCCTGAATTTGGCAGCCAAATTTAAAAACTAATTAACTTATGAATTTTATGTAAAAAAATATCATTAACTTTATAGTTGATAAAACTAAACCACAGTAATATGAAAAGTACAACTAAAGACCAAAGAATTACAGTTAGATTAACCCCTAATCAGGCTTTTATAATTGATGAACTATCAATATCACAAAAAATAGATAAAGCTAAAATTGTTAGATATATGTTAGATTACTGTATTAACAATTTAGAAATTAATGACTTAAATAATAATTATGAAGAATAAACCAACTTACAAAGAATTACTAAACTATATTTATGAATATGGTGAAGATCAAACAAAAATGATATGACAATTAAATGATAATGAATACATTTCTATATTAAATGGAAGTTGTTCTGATTATCGGGAGAATAGAACAAATAAAACAGCTATTAATATTTCAGTTAAATCTGAAGAAGTAATGAATTTAGTAAATAAACATTATAAGGAGCTTTGAGAATCCTTAGTTTATAATGATGAAACGGCTGAAATATTTAATGATACTGTATTAACTATTTCCTATAAGTATAAAGCAGGTGTTGATTTTATAGAACAGTTTACCAATTGTTTTAATAGTAATATGTTTGGATATGTAACTGAAAAAAAATACAAATCTTATTTGTTTGATTCTTTAGATAATAATCCTGTTGATTTAATTGAAGAAGAAGTATTTGAATTAGATAAGAAATATAAACTAACCGTAAATAATTTAATAAATGCCATTCCTGAAAAAGCCAGAGAAACAGAAGAATAGGTCTATAAATGATGAAGAAAGAAAAAAGATATATGCTACCTCCAGATGAAGGAAACTTAGATTAGCACACCTAATGAAGCATCCTTTATGTGAAAGATGTGAGAAAGCAGGAAAAGTAGTACCAGCCGAAGATTGTCATCATATAATTTCATTTATGACTGGTAAAACTCTCTTAGATAAAAAAGCTCTAGCATTTGATCCAGATAATCTAGAATCTTTGTGTAAAGAATGTCACCAGAAGGAGCATAGCCAGAATTACAGAGCCTAGAGCCTTCTCATTCTCCTAATCTCAAATGAAGCCATCTGTAAGGTCAAATTATCAGCCTTAAACACCCCTGTATATTGAATAGTTAGATTTATCGAAATTTACTAATTTTTCATATAATTATGTTGTATCTTTGTAATACTAAAGTAAATGATTATCAACCTGTTGTCGGAGCTGCTACTACCTAAAACAAAGTTGTAAATTATACATTTTTTATCTGTGTTAGTGCCGAAATAGAGCCAGAGATTACTCTGGTTCTATTTTTATACTTACCAAAATATTTCCTGTTTCCAAAGTAAGAATATTTCCTAGTACTCTACATTCCATACTACATTCCATTTAGTATCTCCAAAACCCTAAAGGGTTTTTTCGATAGATCATACAGTTATTAATTCAATTTTATCAATTATGTGAATTTACGCAAATCAAATTTATGACAAATTAAGTACCATTAGAAAGGTAAACCGCCTAAGTACAACTAATATCAAATGGTTGAGAAAAAACAACTACATTAAAGAGATTACAGAAGATCAAATTACACCAGATTCAAAAATAATAACAATAAAAGAGCGTGAGCCATACCATTATGAACCAGAAGAAAGTTCCTTTTAAAAGCTATACCATTATGAACAATTCTTTAATTAATCATTTTAATTGTTCAGACGTTTACAGATTGTTTGTATTATCTCTTACTACAGATAGAGAATTAAAAACAGATACTACTTTAGATCAGCTAGCTGATTTTGTTGGTGAAAAAGCAACAGCTTACAAAGGAAATAACAAAAGCAAATCCTTCACAGATAAGCTTAGAGATTGTTCTGAAATAGATGTAAAAACAGAAGATGGTATATCCTTCAAAAATGGTAATAGAGTAACCAGAAATATCTATACTTTTAAGGAACCAGTTCCAACTATGTATAGAAGAATAAGTAAAACGTTGATAGATTTAGAAATATCAATCAAATTAAAAGGCTATATTATTAAGTTGTTCAGTGTTGCAGAACCTCATTCATATACAATATCAAAGTCAATAAATGAACTGGAAAAGCTACTTAAAATGGGTAAAACAACTATTAAAAAGTACAATGAAGAACTTATTCTTTTAGGATTATTACAAACTACAGATAATGGTTGATTATTAAATGTTGAAGCACTGATTGTAGATGAACCTAAGAAGATACCAACAGAAGTACAAAAGATATTTGATTCTATAGAGTTGCAGATAGAAAGCTTCAGATCTTTAGGTTTAAGTTTAACTAAGGAGCAGGTAATATATTTAAATGCAAAAAAGACTGGATTTAAGAGTATAACAGATTTACAAAGTTGGTCATACTGGTTACTAACAGGAACACCCTTTAAAAGCAAAAATAATAACACATTTGAAATAACAATTTAAACAACAATGAACACAGTAGGAGAAATTTTAGTAGCATTAGCTATAGTGGCAATACTAAATTGAATAGTATATTCTTTGGTATTAATAATAGTAAGAAAAGCAGTAGATATAGCAGTAGATAAAACAACCCAGTATTATAGAGATCAGATAAATGTACTTATTGGGAGATTAGAAGAAAAGAATAAAGAGTAATAACATTTCTAGCCTATAATATATGGCAATGGTAATGTAAATGATAATGTAAAGGTATAATGATACTTATAGGCTGGAGCAATTCAGCTAAAAATGGATCAATTTCAAGAATTAGAAAATAAAGGAAGAACATTAATAGAATCCTTTTTAAAACAAGCAAATATAACAGATTGACAACCTACAGAAGATAAATATGATTGAGTAGATGGATATTTTACTCATAAAGGAAATAAGGTTGTTGCAGAGATTAAAGTAAGAGATATTAAGTACAAAGATTATTCTACTCATTTAATGGAACTAGATAAGTTTATGAATATGACTAAAGCCAAAATAGATAATAATTGTGCTTTGGGATTGTACTTTAATTTCTTTGGAGATGATGATTTATATATCTATAATATCAGTGATATTAATACTATTGAATGTGAAGTAACATCTTTATGATGTGCTAAAACAACAGCAGCAGATAACGGTAATACCTATAAGCAGATGATAAATATACCAACTACTAAAGCACAAGTATATAAGAGAAAAGATGGAATTTGATATAAAGTTTAGAATTAATATGTTAAATGCAAAGGTTCAGTAGGTTATCTGATGAACATTTTTTATGTTTGAAGCATTATTTATCAAGAGTCACAATTTATGAAATCTACAAAACACTTTTTGTTATTTATTATTGCATTAATATCAATCAATGTCAATGCACAAGAAGCTCCACCAGTAAGAATTAATGTTGCTACAGCAGGAACTCTACCACAATTGATAGCTTCTTCAAGAAAGTATCAAATTACAAATCTAACTTTGACTGGCTATTTAAATGGAACAGATATTCTCTATATTCGTGAAATGGCTGGTAAAGATGATAAAGGTAACTCCACAATTGGAAAACTATCTGTATTAGACCTTTCCAATGCTCAAATATTACCTGGTGGAAAGCCATACTTAACTAAAAACGTATTTCTTTATTCTTCTTTCAATACCATTGGCAATTACGCTTTTTCTGATTGCAATTTAACTTCTGTAATAATTCCTAATAGTGTTACAACAATTGGGAGTAGTGCTTTTTTTAATTGCAGTGGATTAACGTCAATAACTATTCCAAATAGTGTAAAATCTATTGGCGATAGTGCATTTAGTGGTTGCAGTGGATTAACTTCTATGACTATTCCTAATAGTGTAACTACAATTGGACAGGGTGTATTTTATGATTGCACAGGCTTAACTTCTATAACCATTCCAAATAGTGTTACATCAATTGGTGATTACACTTTTTATGGTTGGACAGGCTTAACTTCTATAACCATTCCAAATACTGTGAGATCTATTGGGGAGTTTGCTTTTAGTTTTTGTTCAAGGTTAGAATCTATTACAATTCCTGAAAGTGTAACAACAATTGGGGATATAGCTTTTTATGGTTGCGCAAGATTAACTTCTGTAACTATTCCTAATAGTGTAACTACAATTGGAAAGAGTGTATTTTCTGAATGCACAGGCTTAACTTCTATAACCATTCCAAATACTGTGAGATCTATTGGTGATTACACTTTTAATAATTGCACAGGCTTAACTTCTATAACCATTCCAAATAGTGTTACATCAATTGGGATTAATGCTTTTATGAATTGTTCTCAAATTAAACAGATTTATTGTGAAGGGACGACTCCACCAGAAATTGATGGTTCTACATTCTTTAATCTCTATAAGACCTGTAAATTATATGTACCTAAAGGGTCTTATTCTGCTTATCGGAAAGCTCCTTATTGGAGTTATTTTACATATATAACAGAACAAGTTACAACCTCGATATCTGATATAGAACCAAATAAAACTAATGTGTACACAGAAAATGGTTATATTGTCGTTAAAGGTGGAAAATTGGGCGATACAGTTGATATTTATAGTGTTTCAGGATCGTTATTGCATAAAATCAAAATTACAGATGACATTGTTAGAATTAGTGTTGCTCCTCAGAGTATATATATAGTTAAAGCAGGAGATAAATCTTTTAAAATTGCATTGTAATAAAATAAGCACTAAGATTTAGTAGGTTATCTGCTGAACCTTTTATATATTTGGTGTATTGTTAATTAAATATTACTATTATGAAAACAACAGTCAAATTAATCTTATTTTTAGCTTTAATAAGCTCATTCAGTTGTTCAGATACTAATTCAAAATTAGAAAACGAACTTACTAAAGAAATAGGAGTTAAACCAACTATATTAGATGGAACACAAAATATAAAATACGTCTGGCAATATATTAGTATAGAGAATTCTAAATCGATCAAAAACACTATTGATAGAGTATTAAATGTTTTACCAACTGTAGATTCAGGACTTTCAAGTTATCAGAAAGGAGGAAAACCTACTATATTTCAATATATAGAATGGGAAACTCCTAATATAAAAGTTGTATTAAGTTATGATTATAAAAATGATAATGAAATGAATGTAGCGGTAGTGGTTACAAATAAATAATTATATTATAACTTTAAACAATAAAGCCAGTTAGTTGATTCTAGCTGGCTTTATTGTCTTTACTATTAAGGTAAATATTCTCTTTTATCTATACTATTAATATATTCAATAAACTGATCTAAATTCAATTTTGTTTGTGCTGGTTCATAATAATAACCCTTATTAAGGGTAGGAGTATTATCCATAGCTTTTACTGTTCCTTCTTTAGTATATTCATCAAAATATATATTATCTGTAGAATAAACTTCACAATAATACTTCTTTAAAGGATAATAAGCCACATAAACATCTATACCTGTAGTTAGATGGATCACAATTAAAGGATTAGTACCTGTTCCATAAATTATAATTGATTCAACTACTTTGTGAAGAAGATCATATTTTTCAGTATCATCTGTGATACTATTAACTACTACATTTGTATCAGTTATTGATTGTATAGCTTTTATCTGGTTCTTCTTTGATTCAATCTGTTTAAGTATTAAATCCTGTTCCTGTAAATATTTACCTGCTTCCTTGTTAATTGATTCAACTTCTTTCAGCTTATTATTATAGAGATCAACCATATTAGGAAATTGAATTTTTATTTCAATGGCTGCATTTACAATAGTATTAGCTTTTGCTGTTAATTCTTGCTGCACCTTTTTAAGTCCATTTATTTGCTGTTTTAAGGCTTCTATTTCATTCTTTAAAGGTTCAACCTGTAATTCTGTCTTATTTGCTGCAAGCTCCTTAGCAAATAGTCTTTTCACTATTTCCCATACTATATACTCTATATTCTTTCCCCTAATAGATTTACTTAAACAAACTTCTGTTCTGTTGGTTGCTTTTGAATATCTTTCGTGACAACAATAAGAATCTTTAATACTACTATAGGTATAAGATACCTTACAATATTGGCACTTAATAAGTCCCCTTAAAAGTTGGAAATGTTTAACTCCAGTACTATTACTTCTGTTGGTTCTATCCTTCATTCCTTTTATGGATAAATCAAACAGTTCAGCAGATACAATAGCAGGAGTTTCAACTGTTGCAGATTCTAAAATCTTTTTATATTTCTTATCTTTTTTAGGTTGTTCACTTTTTAATCTGTATTTGGCTTCTCCTTTATATACAGAATTTGTTAACATATCACTTATAGTAGCATAAGTCCAATTTTTACCAGTTCTGGTTTTTAAACCATCAGCATTTAAAACTACAGGGATTCTATAAGCAGAATAACCCTCTGCTGAAAGCTGGAATATTCTTCTTACTACATTAGCTTCTTCTTCATTAATAGAAAGAGATTTTGTTTCAGTATCATAATTATAACCGTATGCTGGTTTATATGTATAGCTGTTACCTTGCTTCAGAATCTTATTTCTTTTAGATGATATTACCCGTTCTTTAAATGTGGCTACTTCCTGTTCAGCCATCATTGAAATAACCCCAATAGTAAACATTGCATTCCTATTTTTTGAGCCATCTTCATTTAAAGTCTGTAATCCTTCCTTCTTAGAAAAGATAGATATTCCTTTTTCAGCAAATTCTTCTACTTGTGTTTGTATATAGATAGACCTTCTGCTTAATCTGGATAATTCCCAGACTAGGATAATATCTACATCATCTTTTGTAAGTTGTCTTACTTTTTCAAATTCTGGTCTGTCATTATTAAAACCGCTTTCTTTTTCTTCAAAGATGTAAGCTATCTCAATATTTTCTTTCTTTGCATAGTCCTTTAGTTCGTTAGTTTGCTTGCTAAAGTCCTGATCTTCAGTGGAAACTCTGGAATAAATAGCTGCTTTCATAATCTCTGTATTTTTATTTGATGCAAAGATACAAATAAAGGGTATACCTGCAAATGTTTAACTATGGTCCCTCAGCTGAGAGACGAAGAATATATCTTTGGTTAACAACTAATCATGCCGATGAAACGTAAGCGTCTCCACGATACCGTCTTGACAGCATAAATGCATAATCTTACTTTTGTTTCCTAAAAAAGGAACAAATGACAGCATCAGAACTTTACACCTTGGCAATTGAGGAGTACAAACAGATCAGTATTTCATGCACTATGACATTACGCGATTATTGCAAAGAGCGCCATATCTGTTATAACGGCATTCAATGTTGGATGAGCAGGCATTCCATAAAAGTAGTAGATCTCAAACCACGTCCTG